CATCGGAACGTCCGAAGGCATGGCAACCTGCCTCTGTATTACCAGAGCCAGATAAGCAGCCGGGTTATGCGTACCGCTGGGTTCGGGTATCTCAGATGAATCAGGCCGATCCACGCAATATTTCATCAAAAATGCGTCAGGGTTGGGAGCCGGTTCGGATTGAGGAGCAGCCCCAGTTCAGAATGTTCGTGGATACCGATAGTCGTTACAAAGACAATATCGAAGTCCAAGGACTTTTACTCTGCAAGATACCAAATGAGTTTGTGGAACAGCGTGAACAGTATTACGCAGGTAAGAACCAAGCTCAGATGGAATCGGTAGATAACAACTTTATGCGTGAGAATGATCCTCGGATGCCCTTATTTTCGGATAGGAAATCCAAGACATCATTCGGGAAAGGCAATTAAATTTAGGAGAATGAGCAATGGCTACTACAGCAGCTCCATATGGCCTGAAGCCGGTAAAACGTGCTGATGGCATGCCCTATTCAGGGGCTACTTCTACCTATCTGATTGATCCTGCTGGTGAAGCTACTAACCTGTTTAACGGTCAAGTAGTCACTATCGGGGCGGATGGGTATATCGCATTGGCGACTGGTTCTGGCGCAGATATTACTACTAACAACTTAGGCGGAAGCGGTATTGGCGCTATCGGCGTATTTATGGGTTGTGAGTACCAAAACGCAGAAGGTCAGCAGATCTTCAGCCAGTATTACCCAACAGGTACAGCTAATGGCGGCCCTATCAAGGCGTACGTCGTTGATGATCCAAACGTACTGTTCCAAGCACAGCTTGATGGTACTGGGGCGCAAACAGTTATTGGTGCTATTACGAAGTTTGCTTCAGTGCAATCTACTTCTACTGGTAACACTACAACTGGTAACTCAACTTCAGCGTTGGACGCTACTGTCCAAACTACAGTTGGGGCGTTTAAGATCGTAGGTCACGTGTCTGATCCAAGTGATGCTTACCCAGATGTTCTGGTCAAGTTCACTACGGACGCTCACATGATGACCATGAGCACTGGTGTATAAGGAGTAATTAACAATGGCAATTTCACGCGCCCAGCTCCTTAAAGAGCTACTTCCCGGCCTGAACGCATTGTTCGGCTTGGAATATCAAAAGTATGGTGAGCAGCATAAAGAAATCTTTGAAGCAGAGACTTCTGAGCGCTCATTTGAAGAAGAAACCAAGTTGTCAGGATTTGGAACTGCTCCTGTGAAGGAAGAAGGTTCTTCAATCTCTTATGACAACGCACAAGAAGCATGGACTTCGCGTTACACACACGAAACTATTGCTCTTGGATTCTCAATCACTGAAGAAGCGGTTGAAGATAACCTGTATGACTCATTGTCATCTCGTTATACCAAGGCTCTAGCTCGTGCGATGGCATACACGAAGCAAACCAAGGCTGCTGCTGTTCTGAACAACGGCTTCAACTCTAGCTACACTGGTGGCGACGGTGTTGAGCTGTTCTCTACAGCGCACCCACTTGTTTCTGGTGGCACTAACTCTAACGAGCCTTCAACTGCGGCTGACCTTAACGAAACTTCTTTGGAAGCGGCTGTTATTCAGATTGCAGCTTGGACTGACGAGCGTGGACTGCTTATTGCAGCTAAGCCACGTAAGCTCATCATTCCACCTGCGTTGCAGTTCGTAGCAACTCGTTTGTTAGAAACAGAAGGCCGTGTCGGTACTGCCGATAACGACATCAACGCAATCATGAACAACGGTGTTGTTCCTGAAGGCTACACAGTCAACAACTTCTTGACTGATGATGACGCATGGTTCTTGACTACTGACGTACCTAACGGTCTCAAGCACTTCACACGTGCTGCGATGACTACAGGCATGGACGGCGATTTCGATACTGGTAACGTACGTTACAAGGCTCGTGAGCGTTACAGCTTCGGCTGGTCAGATCCACTGGGAATCTTCGGATCTCCGGGTGCTGCATAAGTAGCTTAAAAGCTACTGCTAGAGGGGACCTTCGGGTCCCCTTTTTATTTGACTCAATCTTTTACCTGTGCTTTAGTAAGCGTAACTAGGAAATGGGTGCGTCGGACTGACCTAGCAGACGACATGCAGACAGGCGCACTAAACTCGCATGTGAGGACATCGCAATGGCATCAACTACCTTTTCAGGTCCAGTCACCTCTACGAACGGCTTCGTCGGTGATATTCAAGTTCCAACTTATACCGTAGCTTCTGCTCCATCAGCTTCTGACGCTGGTGCTGGCACGCTTATCTACGTTTCTAACGGTGCGGCAGGTTCAGCAATTCTTGCTTTCTCTGACGGTACTAACTGGAAGCGTTCAGATACTGGCGCAACTATCGCAGCATCGTAAGCGGAGGTGACTTATGAGTCGTTTTAAGCCAGCCTCTGCTGAAGAACTAGCTGCTCGCGGGCTAAACCCTGACGGCACTCCTATGAAAAAGGAAGAGCCTAAGAAGCCAGCAGCCAAAAAGTCAGCGGCTAAGAAGGAAACTAAGTAATGCACTCTGATGGTAAGACTACTACCGTAACCGCTTCTGGTGCGGTATTTGGTGGTCCTGCTCGGATTATGGGTATCTACTATGTAGCCAGCGGAACCGCTGGTAGCGTAGTTATTAAAGATGGCGGAGCCAGTGGCACCGCTGTTATTACTGTAGCTACCCCTGCGTCTGCCACCGCTACGAGTTACGTAGATTTGTCAGCCGCACCAGTCCGTTGTGAGACCAGTGCTTATGCCACTATTGCTAATGTGACTTCGGTTACAGTGCTGTATGCGTAGGTTATGTAATGCGTGCGTATTACAAGAAAGGCGGTAAGACCGCCGCGTGGCAGCGCAAAGAAGGTAAAAGTGAGTCTGGTGGGCTGAACGCTAAAGGCGTCGCTAGCTATCGGAAGCAAAACCCCGGTAGTAAGTTAAAGACGGCTGTAACTACTAAGCCCAGCAAACTCAAGAAAGGATCGAAAGCCGCGAAACGTCGCGCTTCTTTCTGTGCGCGTATGTCTGGTATGAAGAAAAGACTTACCAGTGCAAAGACAGCAAACGATCCGAATAGCCGTATTAACAAAAGTTTACGTAAGTGGAATTGCTAATGGCGACTAGAGCTAAAAAGTTACAGGAAGTTACGGTGTCATTGGAGGACAAAGAACTACAGGCTAAAGATGTGCTTCTTTTATTAGAGTCACACGAGAAAGAGTGTAGTTCTAGGTATGAGCGCATTGAAGAGAAGCTAACCGATCAAAAGGCTTTTCTTGAAAAATTGGATCTACGTATGTGGGGTCTTGCGGCCTTGATTGTAGCAACTGCAATAGCAGAGAGGTTTATGTAATGAAAATGTGTGCGGATTGTAATTCACCAACTCAGTGTAAAGCTGCTAAGAAGTGTCTTGGACCTAAGAAAGTAGTTAAGAAGAAAATGGGCGGTGGCTTCCCCGATCTTAACAATGACGGCAAAGTTACTAAAGCTGACATCCTTAAAGGCCGTGGCGTCAAAGGCGCTAAAATGGGTGGCAAGATGAAAGCCTACAAAAATGGCGGTAATATCGACGGTTGCGCTATGCGCGGTAGAACTCGTGGACGTACTGTCTAGTGCGTAGCTACTACAAGAAGGGTGGATCTGTTAAAGACGCTTGTTACCACAAGGTAAAGGCGCAGTATAAGGTCTTCCCTTCTGCTTATGCTTCGGGTGCTATCGCCAAGTGTAGAAAGAAGCGAGCTGGTAAAAAGTAATGGCCGTTCGCAAGACTGCAAAAGGTGCAGCACTGAAACGCTGGTTCAAAGAGGACTGGAAAGATGTTCGTACTGGGAAAGCATGTGGACGCGACAAAGGTGAAAAACGCGGTACGCCGTATTGTAGACCGAGTAAAAGAGTCTCTAGTAAAACTCCGAAAACGTCTGGTGAAATGACGGCGGCGGAGAAGAAAAAGCGTATAGCGCAGAAGAAGCGCCTAGGACAACCAGCAGGCAAGCCGCGTAGAGTGGCCCCGCTTAAAAGGAAGAAGAAGTAATGGCAACGTCAGGAACAGCAGCCTTTGACTTAGACCTGAACAACCTCGTTGAAGAGGCGTTTGAACGTTGTGGCGTAGAACTTCGCACGGGTTATGACATGCGTACGGCTCGCCGTAGCCTTAACCTTCTGTCTATCGAGTGGGCAAATCGTGGTATCAACCTGTGGACTATTGAAGAAGGCTCCATCGCCTTAACTGACGGTACAGGCACTTACAATTTACCCGCTGATACGATTGACTTACTTGACCATGTGATACGTACAGGAACTGGTACATCTCAGTCAGACCTTAGTATGACGCGAATTAGTGTATCTACCTACGCTAGTATCCCTAACAAGAATGTAGAAGGGCGTCCGATCCAAGTGTGGATTGACCGTCAAGCGGATGTGCCGCAAATCAATGTGTGGCCAGTCCCTGATGGCAGCTATACATTTACTTATTGGCGTATGCGCCGTATTCAGGACGCGGGTAACGGTGTAAACAACCAAGACATCCCGTTCCGTATGCTTCCATGTTTGGTCGCTGGGTTGGCGTATTACTTGTCTCTAAAGATCCCAGA